TGGTAGGACGCACACGATCCAGCGCCGCGCGGAGCCACGGCCTGGCTGCCACGCGCCGCGTGCCCACTTCGAGCATGCCCATATACTCGGCGTTCTTTAGGACGCCGAGACGCACCAGCAGCAGGTTGCGGCGCGGATCAAGCTGCACGCTGCGGCGGCCCAGGCTCGTCCGGACCATCGGCGGCTGGCCGGGACGACTGCCGACGTAAACCGTGTACTGCGAGCCTTTCTTGCCGCGGGATGTGTTGCGCGTGCGGCGTTTGCGGATGCGCTGCGCTGGCTTGCTGACCAGCGAGATCGCTTGCGTCCGCGTGATGTTGGCGGCTAAGAGCACCAGCTCCCAGGCACGCTTTTCCATCTCCTTGGCGGCCGCGCTCGCGTTATGTTTCATCCTGAAGGCCAGGTCGATCATGTCATTCCAGTCATTGCTTGCCGGATCGTCCAGACGGGTCCATCAACGTATTCCTCCCCCGCTTCATCGGCCTGCTCCAGGATCGCGTTGATCCGCTCGATTTCTTGTCGGAGCCAGCTCAATCGCTCGTCCCAGCGCGTCTCGACAGGAGGCGCGGTCCTCAAGGCCAGTTCCTCTGCGTATCGGTCCCGCGCGATACGCAAGTTGTCGAGGTACGTCATGTGTGGCCCCTTTCATCCACGCACCAGCCGAACGAGCACATAAAGCGCCAGGATCGCGACCAGTGCCCAGGCCAGGGCCTCCATCCGCATCGGTAGCCACAGCCACCATCTCACCCACTGCCAGAGGCTCAGGCAGCAGGAGACGATGGCGGCTGCTGCCCTCCAGAGCCACCCGCGGCTTTGCGGATCACGGTCACGATCTGCTGGGCCATTTGGTCGTCGATCAACAGGCGGACGCCGCTTTGGCGTGCCAGGTCCCGATATAGCATCCACACGTTGCTGAGGGCCAGCAGCAGCAACAGCACCGTCTGGAAGCTCGGCAGAACCTTGCCGAGCAGCGCCACGATCAGCAGGCCCAGGTTGTCCGCCGCCGGCCCGCTGGGGCTTAGGGGAGAGATTGCCGGCGGCGGAACCTGGAAAGGGACAGGAGGCTCAGGCAGCGGCGATGGCGGAGTGGCTGGTGGCCTCCATGGTGACTCTGTCTGCCCGGTCGCTTCTCCAGATTGACCGATGCCACCTTTGGCGAGAGCCTTCTCGGTGATCTGTTCGCGTTTCCACGCCTGATACTGAGGCGCGACCTTCTTGGTGTACGCCCGGATCGCGGACCGCAGCTCTTCGTCTAGTTTGTCTGGGTCGATGTAGCCTTGGTGCATATAGACGATGGTCGCTGGATCGCCGAACGATCGGTTCATCGGCGGCTGCACGATCAGCGTTGGGAACTGCGTCGGCTTGACGTTCTTCCACCGCCAGGCCTGCGATTGGTCCTCGATCTGCACCACCTGCCAATGCGCCCAGGATTGCTTGGGGTCCTTAACGTTGACCCAGGCCTTGAGCTTCTGGTGCGAGGCGAAATCGGCCCGCATCTTGTCGCACCATTGGCAGCCGCGCGTGACGACCAGCGTAAAGAACCACTTGTGACTGTCGTCTGGAGGAGGAGCGACCGCCTCCACGAAAGCCAGGGTGGCCTCGTCGGTCTCGCCTTCCGTCCCGCGCACATGCTCGACCATCGCGCCGCGCCGATGGATTTCCTCGACCGCAGCAGGCGGCACGTTGCGTCCTTCTCCTGGACGCGGCTCATCGGTCGCTGCCATCATCAGTCCGGCCAGGGCACCAGCCAGCGCCACCTCAAGACCAGTCATATCTCGCCCCCTATTTCCACCACGCGACGATGATCGGAGGAGGCGGAGCCGGCGGCTCATCCGGCACAACGACCCACGGCCCGCTTGCCATGTGCAGCCGCCGGAACTCCTCCTCGGTGTACTCGTCGATCTTCCATGTCGAGTTGTTGTTGCATACCTTCCACGGGCGAGGATCGCCCGGAACGTAGCCGTAAAGCGTCTGGAAATGAGCGCGCCCAGCGCCAATGGCTGCGAATCGCCCAGTCTGAGCAGCCCACAGCATCCAAGGCCGCGTGTCCTCGTAGGTGCGGCCTGTGACGTTGTAGACTTTCATCCCGCGCCGGCGCGCGTATTCGGACACACGCCCAGGCCACGATCCGCCGCGCTCCGCCGGTCCATAGGGCGTGTCCCACAACAGGTAGGTCCACTCGGGGCGGTTGATCCACATCCCAACCATCCCGAGGCTGCACTGCACGCACGAGCCGTCGGGGTTGCGGAACCATGCCCGATACTCTGGCGGGATGTCCATCATTGCCGGATGCTCAGCCCAGGTCGTCCCCTGGGCCACCACGATCCATCCGACGATCAGGACCCATCGCCAAGCGGCAACCATGCCAGATAGCAGACGATGCGCACGATCGCTTGCACCTCCTGGGCGCCAGGCGGCCTGATCTTGCCCAGCGCCTCCTGCGACTCGATCTCGTCGAGCAGATGCTCGGTCAGATCGTCGATCGCCTTCCATCGTGCGCGCCCCATCCATCGCTGATGCTTGCGCAGTTCGCGCGTGGCCTCCACGGCCGCCGGCAGCGACTGGGAGAACGACGCCGCAGAGCGGCTCGCGACCAGTTCGAGCATGCACTGCGTCCATTGCCGAAACATCATGTGCCATTGTCAGCTCGGCAGGCTGCGCCCCCAGATGCGCGGCTCAACGACCACCGGCCCACCGTAGCACGAGGCCACGAACTCCACCTCGATGTCATAGACCACGTTGGTCCGGTCATCGCGCACCTCGCGCACCTCCAGCGGCCAGACTTCGAGCCAGCGGAAGGCGCGCGCGATGTCCCCATAGAACCACGTCCCTGATGCTGTCGCGTCATCCACGCCTGCCTTCTTCTGCTGGCTATAGACCAGCGGGCTGATGATCGGCGTCAGGCCCAGCCCGGCCAGTGGGTTGCCAGCCACGACGACATTGCTGCTGCCGCTGCGGGTTTCGGTCGCAGTGACCGTCCGCAGCACGCGGCTGCGCAGTTGCGGTGGCGCCAGAATGAACCTCTGCATGAGCATCGGCGGCAAGCTCGTGCCCGGGAGCGTATTGGTCAGGAGCGTGTTCTCGATGTCGTCAATGTCGGTCCAATCCGCGAACGGATTGGCCGCCAGCGAATTGACCCATCGGCCGCTCGTCAGGAACAGGTCGCTGGTGACTTCCGAGCTATCTGTGCGGCGCTTCTCGATCACACAGCCACTGACCATGCCAGTGACTGTGTCGACGAGCATCTGCTCCTTCTGCAAGGCCAAGAACTCTCCGATGCGGCGCGCGGCATCGAGCACTTGGCCCGTCTCATCAAACAGGATCGTCTCGCGTGTGATCGCCAAGCGCGGGCCGACCTTCGTGAGCTTCTTGGGGCGCACGTACTCGGCTTGCATTTCCACGAGAGGCTTTTCGACTCCTTCCCCGTATTCCAGCGACTTATCGCCAGCCAGGGGAAGCGTGAAATTAGCCACGCGCGGATCGCGCGAGCGGACCGTGGTCGTCGGGATCGTGCGCGACAACACCGCCTCGGGGATCGCGTATCCCTCCAGCACCTGGGCAGTGACGATGCGCTGCGTCACGGCTGCGAATGCGCTGCTCGACACGGCCGATGATTCGGACAGCGGCACGCCCGATTCCAGCATGGCCAGGCCGTCGTGTCCGATCGGCTGACCATCCGCCATGAGGAACCACGCCGCTAGGTCGCGGATCGAGAACTCTTGCGGAGTGATTCCTCCAGGCTCCCCAGCACGGCCACGGCGCAGCGCCTCGCTGAGGTCCTCCAGCAGCCTCTGAGGCGAGGCAGCATATTGGCGATGAAGTTCGCAAGCGAGCGCCTTTGCCATGATGATCTCCTTCTGTCGCTACAGGACATTGAGCCGCGAGACGATGCGCAGCGTCACAAACGGCTGAGCTGTGGTCTTCGGGCCAATCACCCGGGCGATGGCGTCTGTGGCCGTGCCCGTCTTAATCACTGTTTGATTCTGCACATTGGTGCCATCGCCAATTGCAAGATAGTCTCCAACGTCGTAGTCGGTGCCAGAGCCGCTCGGGGCCACAAATACGAAATCGCCGCCAGTGGCAACCGTCACTGGCGTCGTGTCTCCGGCCGCATGCCCGGTGACGGCCACCCCCACAAAGCGACCAGCGAAGGCTGTGACCTTCGCCGCATAGGTGCCGCCGCTGACCTGGGTGGCTGGACGCACAGCATCAGCCGCGGTGTCATAGAACAGCAGGTCTCCGACCTCGATCACGTCACTGGAGACTTTGGGCAGGGTGATCGCCTGCGGATTCCCCCGGACTTGTCGCGCGTTGTTGGCCATGTGTTTCTCCTCTTCAGTTGGCAGTCACTCGCCACGCGCGGACCCGGTCCACGAAATCCGGGACAGTCGCGCGGCTTGCCACGGGCCCGCTGGTGGCCGGCGCTGATCGCTGCTTGGCCAGGAGCTGGGCCAGCTCCGAAATCGCCTCTTGTCGCGCCTGGGCGTCGGCAGACTCCAACAGACGCATCCAGGATGTGGGAACGTCTTCCGCGCGAATGCCAGCCGTGCGAAGCGATTCGAGCAGGGCCTCGCGGGCCTCGATCTGCGCCAGCTTCTGACGCAGTGCGTCGCGCTCCTTCTCCAGGTCTGATAGTTTCGCTCGAAGCTGCGAGGCTTCGACCACCTGCTGGACCAGGTCGGGTCGTGCCTCCTGGAGCTGCTGGAGCGTCAGGGCAGCGAGAGTGTCGCTCATGTCATCATCTCCCGTTTGTGACCGTCGATCCTCAAACAGCGATTGCGTGGTGGCTGGCTCCGCCACCAGATCAACACTGCGGACGGCGGTGATCGCCTCGACGATTTGCTTGCCGTCCTTCCACGTGGTGCGGCCGGTCGCGTCGTGAGACAGGCCTAGATTGGTCGGTGCGTGTTCGGCGTCCCACAGAACCTGCTCGGCCAGCGGGTGCCGCGGATTGATGATCAGGTCGGCTCGGATGCCGTCCTCGGCCAGGCGGCAGTTCTGCAAGAGGCCGATCCGGTCGCGGTAGCTCCGGCGATCTGCTGGGGCGTGGTCGATGTTTACCGGCCGGCGCTCATAGAGCCGCAGCGCCTGCGCCATCCCCTCCTTCAAATACACGCGATTATTCGCGCTGACCAAGCCAAGCACCTTGACATCGCGGATGATGCCATGCTCTCGGTCGATCTTCAGGGCCGCGTCGCTGGCCACATATTCGAGCAGGCGGCAGGTGCCGTCCTGGCCGCCTTCGTGGCGCCCGCCGCCCCGTGCTCGCACCGGCGCATCCATACGCTACGCATCCCTACGCCGCAACAAAAAAGGCCCGGACGCGCTCCATCCAAGTGAAGCACGCCCGGGCCCGGTTGTTCCGACACCCAGTCAGTCGTTGTCAATCTATGGCCCAGCGGCCGCCGTGTCAAGTTCCGAGCTTGTCGGTCCCCTGCACGGTATGCCGGACGATCAGCGGCTGGCCGGCCTCGAAACTGATCTCGATCCCGACGACCCCAAAGAAGCGCTGCTTGGCACACTCAGCAGCAAGCCTGGCGAGGCGCTCATGGGCACGCACGACCAGCGGGTGCTCGGCCATCGAATCGCCAAGCTCCGGGCTGGCAGCGGGCGCCTCCTTGCGTCGCTTGGCATCCATTCCAACCTCTTCTGTCAGGGAATCGCTCCAGGTGGAAGCTGGTGCTCAGTCCCCCAGTCATCGCGCCATGGCCACAGGCCCCAGGCGACGATCTGGCCCTCCATCCTCTCGACCAGCGTCAAGGCGGACCGTGCCTCCTCGCGTGCGCACTCCGGCCAACGCCCAGCCAGCCGCGCCGCCTCCATCGCAGTCAGCACCTCGCCATGCCAGCCGCTGAACGAGCGCCCCTCGTTGCCGCCGTAGCGGACCAGCCGCCGGAAACGATTGTCTTCAGGGTCCGGGATTTCCACGTCCACCCACATGTGGTTTGGGCTCCCAATGCAGCTCGTCCACTAGCAGCTCGAACAGTTCCCGGTCGTAGTCCAGCAGGCCTTGAGGGTCATCGTACAGCATCTCCATCGCCATCGTCAAGATTTCTCGCCCGCCGACGAACCCCTGATAAGGATTCGGCCACGGCTTGCCGTCGGTTCGCTCAAGGTACATTTCCTGCGGGCCATAGCCGCTTCCTAGATGCTGTGGCGTTGCGCCCTTGGTCACCTGGTCGTAATAGGCGGTCATCTTCGCGCGAAGCTGCTTGGCGAACTGCTCGACGTGATGCGTCAGCTCGTGGACTGTGTCCTGGATCAGCTTGTAGCGTCCAAAGAGCACCACTTGAGGCTGGTCGAGTCTGTAATAAGGCCGGCCTTGTGGGCCCCCGTAGGTGATCGGGACAGGTTGCGCTATCTGATCGAAGACATGTTTTGTGATCACACGCGACATCCAGTTGATGGCGGCCTCGATCGTCTGCCTGGCATCGGCTGGGGCGTCGGTGGGCTGGATCGCCGGCAGCGTGCCTCGCTGCGACTGTGGCACCTCGATGCTGTCGTGGATGGTCTGGTGCCGGATGGCCTGCTGGCGCGCCTGGGCCGTCCGGATCGCAGCTAGCAGGTCCTCCTGGTCGGGTGCCGGCAGCGTGCTGACCGTGACCTCGTAGCGCAGATCGGCCAGCTCTGCCAGACGATGTTCGTGCCACTGCCGCCGCCGGTCGATTTCCCGCGAGACCTCCTTGCCGCGACGCAGTTGCGACGCGAAGCGCTGGCGGCGTGCGGTTTCTGCGGGTGGCAGCTCGGTGAGGCTCTTGGCCACCTTCTGGACGCGGTCCCGCCAAGCTCGGGCCAGGGCGGGCGACAGGGCTCGGGCGATGTCGGCCCGCTGGCCGATCGGATTGGGCATGATCCCCTGAGAGGCCGCAACCTGATAGGCGGCACGCCGGGCGGCCAGCAGCAGATCGACCTCCATCCGTCGCGCGCGCCACTGGTCGAGCGTCTGGTGCTGGAGCTGCGACAGCGGCAAGAGCTGGCCATTCGCGTCGAGGAAGTCGGCGAAATCGGGCTGGCGGTGCGGCATGTGATGCGCCAGGAAGCGCTGTACCGCGTCGTAGCGCTGCACGCCGACCACATGCTTCCGCTGCTTGTCCGTGGCCCGCCGCTGCCACCAGTCCTGATACGCGGCCGGGTCGGGGATGATCTTGTTGGCTTCGGTCCGCAGGGTCCTGACGAGTTCCGGCTTGGCTTGCAGCTCCTGAGGCATCTTGAACACGGGCACCGACAGACAGCGGCAGTTGGGCGCATCGGGCAGATCGGGAAGCGGTGCGCCTGTGTCATCGCGATAGACGCCATCGGCTCCGCGGAGGTACAGCCGGCCGTGGCGTGCCGCATGCTCCGGCCGCGTGTGCTCGTCCATCACGGCCACGATCTGCCTGGCGGCCACGAGGTCGCCCAGGCCCTCGATCGCGGCGTCGGCCGCGCGCTGGGCGACGCGGCAGGCCTCCGTCCTCGCGATCCGCTGCGATTTGTAGGCCAGGCCGCCCGTGATCGGCCTGAGACGCTTTTCGATTCCGGCCACATCCTCGCCCTGGACCAGGCCCTGGACCGTCTGCGCCAGCAGTGCCTTGCGCGCGGCAGCATTCCAGGCCTTGAGCCTCTGGCTCCAGGTCAGGGCACCCGGCGGAGCCTTGGTTAGCCAGTCCCTGATGCGCGTCGGCTCGGGAGGTGGCATCACGTGGTCGCGCACCAATCGCCTCAGCTCGTCCTCGCTCAGCCCCTGCGGAGGGATGTTGACCTCGACTTGGCCACTGGACGCCTCGTCCTCGCGTATCCGCCATCGGAATCGCCGCCAGACAGCGGCCAGGATCAGCCCGGTCGGCAATTGCCTGGACAGTTCCTGCCGCACCAGGTCGAACTCGCGCCGGGCCAGCATCTCCAGCTCCCGCGTCAATTCGTCCGCGATCTGTGCCAATGCATCGCCGAGCCACTGGTCGAGACGCGCAGCGATCCTGTGCAGTCCCAAGCGCTGCGCCTCGCGCGCGATACGCTGCGTGAGGGCCTCCACGCGCGATCGGATGCGTTGTGCGATCGCATCGGCCGCTGTCACCCGCTGGGCCTGCCGCTGCACGGCCCAGGCAGCCAGCCGCCGTGTGACCAGGCCTTCCAGGTCCGCCATCCGCCGGCCTCCCTGCGCCTATTCGAGCTGCCCCGTCTCAGCCTGGTCGATCAGCTTCCGCTCCTGGGCGTAGTCGTACCCATAGCGGGCCGCGATCGTTTGCGGGCTGACAACCTGCATCGTCAGCAGGAGCTGGTCCGCCTGGACCTCCTTGAGCCGGTCGCGGATAGCGACCGTCGGAGCCTCGCCGTCGATCACTACCTGCTCATGCACGCCTGCTGGCAGTCGTCCGTGCAGTTCGGCCAATCGCAGGGCCCGAGACAGGAGCTGCGTATCGTACCAGAGCATCTCCGCTTGCAGTCGCTCAAAGGTGCGGATCGCCGGGGCTTCGGCCACGAGCGTCGAGGCGTAGTTGGCATTGCTCGCATCGCCCGAGAGCATGTATTCCGGCATCGACAGCCGAGCGGCGACCGCGCGCAGCTCCGCCTGGACCGCTGCCGTGAAATTGCCCACATTGATCGAGCTGGATGGAAACTCGGCTTTCACGCCCGGCTCCAGGTCGATGATCGCCCCTGGAGGAATCGTCTCCACGTCCTTTGGACGCTCGCCTGGCTTCGCGCCAGTTCTGGACACGTACTGCTGGATCGCTGAGCCAGATGTCCGCTCATGCTGGCGCACAAACGCCACGGCAGCCTGGATGCTCGCCACGGTCGTCATGTTTCGCAGCAGCTTCCAGACGCGCCGGAGGTTTGGCTCGACCGCCCAGAAGATCGGTATGCCCCGCGGCAGCGCTGTGTCAATCGTGCTGCGGCGATGTTGCACTTGGTCTGCCGGCACCTCCTCGTAGGACGACGGTCCGCGGTCTGGCCTGCGGACGGTATAGGCTCGCACGGTTTCCGCGTCCTGTGGATCGAGCACCAGACCGAAAAGATTCCCGGGCCCGGTAGCACCCACAGGAGATGCCACAAGCTCTGGCTCGATGTATCGCACGACGAGATAGCCATCCACGTCGAACATGCGGAGGAACAGCTCGCCATCGCGGTCCATCCGCATCTGATTGTCGCGCTGCCTGTGGAACCATTGATTCCGTTCCGTGAACTCCGTGATCTCGGCCTGCATGGCGGTGAGCACGTTCGGCTCGATCTCCTGGCCATCCTTGGGCCGCACGGTGTATCGGTGCCCCGTGCCGACCACATACGAGGCCCGCACCTCCAGGGCCGCGATCGCGAACGGATGCCTGATCGCCAGCCAGCGGCTGGCGCGGCGGATGCGGTCAAGCTCGTCCTGCGTGCTATACGGCGGCCACATCGTCGAGATTGCCGACCAATCGCTCCATTCCGGCTCATCCCGACCCAGCATCTCCAGCAGCGTCTCGGTCATGTCATGCCTCCCACAACAGCCGCAAGGCCATTTCGAGCGCATCGGGGCCATCATCATGGGCCCCGTGCGGGAAATCCTGAAGTTGTGCGACCAGCAGCCTGCCTCCCTGATCGTCCTGGACTCGAAGCTCGCGCCGGATGATCAACGACCCCAGCCGTCGGATGCGTAGCAGCTTTGGGGCCGTGTTTTTGATCGCGAAGGCGGGCCAGGCCACGCCAAAGCGTCCCGACGCCTGGCGCTCGAACTCATGGACGAGCAGCTCTTGGAATTGATTCGCTTCGATCGCCACCGCGAGCGGTTTGAAGCGCTCGCAGGCGGCCAGCGTGTCTTGCACAAGCTTCTGCGGGCTTCGTCTGGCTAGATCGGCTTGCACCCAGACTAGGCCGCGCGCTGTGCCGACGCAGACGATCGCGGAGTAGTCCCCTTCGCGATCGCTCTTGCCAAGCGAGGGATCGACGCCGATCAAGCGCACCTGGTGCTCGTCTGGCTGCGGCATCTGATGCGGCGGCACGAAGACCCAGTCTCCCCACAGCGCCTGCGGCCACTCCGCGCCCTCCATCGACACGAACAGCCCCCGCAGCTCCTGGTCTGCGAGCCTTCCGCTGGCCTCGCGCTCGACCAGGTCGAGGAAATCCTGCGGCAGGAACGGATTGCTCCATGTGTCGGCATGCACGAGGTATCGCCCCGGGCCCGGCGTGCCGAAGCGCTCGTACGTCCAGTGCCGCTGGCCCTTGGGCGTAAAGGTGCAGGCTAGCGAGGGGCGCTCCGCCTCGCGCAGCGTGAACAGCACGACATCGAGCACTTCGCGCGGGACCAGTGAGGCCTCGTCAATCCAGGCGGCCGAAACGGTCAGGCCGCGGAGCCTGTCTGGCCGGTCCGCCGTGCGGCACAGAATCTGGGAGCCTCCGCGGAGCGTGATCTGCATCCGGCTCGTGAGTGCGCGGCGAAGCATGCAGCACTTGCGGGCAAGTTCGACCAGCGTCGGCCAGGCGAAATCGCGGAGCATCGGGTATGTCGGCGCCACCACCAGATAATGGCCGCCAGGCTTGGCCCTGCGCAGGATGCGCCATGCGCCCGCGAACGTCTTGCCGCTGCCTCGCCCGCCAACGAAACCGACCAATGGCGCGTCGGCCGCGGCGAACTCGTGCTGCTGCGGTGTCAGCTCGATCTGCACCACGTCGCGGCTATCACGCCTGCTGGCGGCGCTGCTGCGTCGGCTCGACGACGGCTTCGACGATGCGCGGGAGGTGATCATCGGCCTGGCCCTCCGCCGATTCCCGCTGGCCTAGATAGACCTTGCCCAGCCAGATGAGCATCGACACGTTGCCCTTGAGCGCCACAGCGATCTGTTTTTTGCGCAGGCGGAGCTTGAGCTGCGATCTGCCTGTGGATAGGGCGGCCTGGGCGCGGCGCTTGAGCGTGGCCTCCGAAATGCCCAGGAAGTCGGCGATCTCGGCGTTGGTCAGGCCATAGCTGGCCAGCTTGGAGATTCGGGCCGGGTCGATATGGGTAGGTTTTGGCATCCATGCCTACAGCACGTCATGAGTGCCTCACTGTCCGCGCGCCCATTATACCGCGGCAGAGCCTCTAGCGGCCCTTTTTTATGGAAGGCTCACTAGCTTCAGCGGGTCGATCGGCACCCGGAGCACCGTCCGGTAGCCGAAGGCCCGCAGCACTGCGTCGAGGCGCAGGACGCGCGTCGCGACATCCTGCGAGTCGTCCAGCGTGATCAGGTCTGTCAGGAACAGCCCAGCGTCCCATTCCCAAACGCCGAGGATGTTCTGCTCGGTGATCGCCACCGGCAGCCCCTGATCGCGCGGACTGTAGCCGAGCATCTCGCGGGTGATGGACCACAGCGGCAGCGCCCGCTGCGGTCCCTCTTGCAGCCGCGGCACCATTTGCAAGCTCAGCCCCCGCACCTCCACCCGCCACTCGATGGTCGAATCCGTTGGCTTTGGCTGGTCGATCTTCGCGGGCTCGACGCCGAACAGCGGCTGCGGCGGATCATGCCACCAGCCATACATCGGCACCGGCTGTAGCCCATCGCTGGCGACACGCTGCGCGGCTTCGCGGCTGGCGAAGAGCGACGCCTCGCGCGGGTCGCCGGTCCATAGCGCGCGCCGGCCGTCTTGGGCGGCCAGAAACCGCCCGTCGCCGCGGGAGACCGCCCAGGCGACGGGCACCCTCCCGCGCTGGCTGGGGTCCTCGGCCCAGACGAGCGCCAGCCACTCCCAGACCTCGGCGGAGGCTAACTGGCCCACCCGGGCCGCATCCATGCCCAGCCAGGACCAGACCCACGGCTCATCGCCTCCCATGCCCAGACGCTGAGCCATGAGCGCCTGCACATGCTCGGGGCTGGGCACCTCCGGCCGATGCTGCGCCAGCTCCTGCTGCTGCGCGCTGGTGCGCGTCGGCACCTGGCCCCAGCGGGCGCCGCGCTGGGCCGCCCGGACCACCTGCCAGGCCACGGCCAGCGGCACGTCCGGATGCCACGTCGGCAGCCACCACCAGGCCGGACCGAGGCTGTCTACCTCGCCACGAGCCGGCGGTCGGACCGGCATCACCGGTCGCGCCACGATGGTGATCAGGCCGTTCATGAAACACCACAGCCAGTCTGCACGTGGATCGTCGTCACCCAGGTTGCCTGAGGATCGTCGGACCAGACCTTGCGGACCAACGCCTCGGCTACCTGCGCGTCGTCATGGTAAATCACGCCAGTCATCGCATCCAACACGGCGCGCAGAAGCTTATCGACATCTCCAGCTCCGCGTCCAGGCCTCGCGAGACTGCGGCCCAGGGCCGACAGCCCATTTCGGCAGAAGTGGCTCTTGGGCCGCGGGGCGACCACAAGCACCGCCACCGTCACGGGCCCATCCGTCGGCGGCCATAGCCACCGCTGGCATGCTGCATCGCGCACAGCGAGCCGCCAGTCCTGGACGCGCCGCTCTGCCGCGTGCAGCACTCGCACGCCTAGGCTGCCGTCCCGTCTCGCAAACGGAATCGCCCGCATACTGCCTTGCGTCTGCGGCTTTAGTCCGCGGATCGTCAGCTCGATCGACCGCGTCGTTGTGTTCGTCATGGTTCGCGTCCATGCTTCATGCGCTGTCTGATCGGCGATAGCTGGGCCACCAGCAGCCCAACACCAGCGCCCCGTGGCGCAGGCGATCCGCCACTGCGTGCCCCAGCCGCTCGTCTGCCTGTTGGCGGCTGGCGACGTTGGCGCTCATCCAGATCGGGCGCAGGTGGCTGTAGCGGCGATCGACGATCGCGTAAAGGATCGAGCGCTCGTAGTTCGAGGGCTCGGCGTGCGGCGGAATGGGATCCGACAGCACCAGCACGTCGGGCCGCACCAGCTCCTCGATTGCCTGGCGCTCGCAGCCGCCCTGGATCGCGTCGCGAAGGTGCAGCCAGAGCTGGCTGCCGGTCTGCCAGCGTATCGACAAACCCTCCGCCAGTGCCACATGCACCAGGCCAGCCAG